GGATGGTAACGGTTTTGGCGTCACTGCGGCCAAACCCCGCTTCATTGATGGTTTCTCGGTTGCTGCCCATACTGCCTCCTAAAATGACTGGCGGATGAACCGCCCACGCTCAAGAATGAGTCTGAAATCAGGGTCCATTGCCATCGTATACATGAGTCCGCCCATGTCAGGACTGGCTAACGTATCCGACCAGGACGACTGGCCGCGTTTGAACCAGCGCCCCGCCAGAATCCCCGCCGCTTCTTTGATCTGCGCAGGAACCGCCGTAGCATAGCCCCACGTCGCTGTTACCTGGACGGTGGGCACGCGGATCGCACCGAGTTTGCCATCCAGGAACGCGGCGTAATCCCCGTTGGGATGGCATATCAACCCGTTATAAGGCGTCGAGTTGAAGTCTGGGTTATCCGGGTCGCCTGAGAACGGGATATAATCATCGGTGGTCCAGGCGGTATACGTGTCGTCGGTCACGCTGTCTTTGACCGCCACCCCGGAGATGCTGGTGCACTCATCAATTGTCACCCACGCACGCCCACGCGCGCCAAACGTGCGCGCCGTGGCCTCCGTCAGCGCCACGAAAAAATTATCAGGTTGATTACAGACCCGATCCACGACGCGACTGGCAGCGGTGACTAATGCTTTTAGCAGAGTGTCGTCCGTCGTCGCGGGTCCTTTTTGCAGGCGCGTCTTGACTTCGGCGACTGAAATGTAGTCGGTCATAGCCACACCTCCCCCTCACGCCGGTAGTGCCCTGCTATGCCCTCTTTGTTGTGGTCCACCATCAATACGTCAGGCTCATGGGCCAACCGTGCGCTAAACGAATTCACCGTGTCATACACCCACCGGCAGGGGCGCGGCCCGGTTTGAGCACATTGTAAAACGGCAGGTCATCGGCCACGTGCTGGTGATCACCGTCCACGAATACCATGTCAACACTGTCTGGCGCGAGCTGCGGCAGCAGGTCCACCGAGCGCCCGCCAAAGACTTCCACGCGCGGGAAGTTCGGCTCCAGGTTGCGCCGCGCGATGACGATGTGGTTCGGGCTAGGCGTGCAGGTGATGATATGGGCCAACGGTGCGGCGGTCTGCATAACCGCTGCCGTCCAGCCCCAGCACGTGCCAATCTCCACGATCCGCGCGCCGGGAGCATTGTACTGGCGGGCCATGATGTACAACAGCGCCGCCTCATAATCGCGGGTCTCACGTTTCGGGTAGTGTTCATCCAGGCGCGTATACACGTCGGCTATGATCGTGCGAATAAACGGTTCGTGTTCTTCGAGCGCCGCCCACAAGTCGTCATGAATGCCCGTTTCGTTAAATAGAAGCACGTGTATCCTCCACAATGCGGATGAACTCTGCTGCCCGGTGTGCCCACGTGTGGCGCGACAGTACAAAAGCCTGGCCCACGTTGGCGTATTTGGTCCATTCGTTTGTTTCTAACAGGCGTTCAATCATCTCCGTCAAATCCCGATAGTCATTCCATTCCAGAAAGTGATGTCCCGGCCTGAACCCATCTTCATTAACCGACCATCCCCGGTCGGTAAGTAGACAGCACCCCGCTGCCAGCGCGTCAAAAAAACGGTGCGAGCGACACTGTTCATGTGTCCGTTTGTGTACGACGATCCGCGCCTGCCCAATTCGCACCGCATATTGTGCGATGGTCATATTGCCGCCCATCGTGACGCGCCACTGCGAGTTATTCTGTGTCCATCCCCGCAAATAGTCGTGCAATTTACTACGGTCGTCTGTGTGTTGCACGTGATAGGCCACATCAACTGTCTTGTCTTGCGCACGAAACACTGCTGGATTAACGCCATACGACCAACGGTAAACAGGCTTCCCCATACCGCGAAATGTTTTTAAATGGTCCTGATCGACCAGGATTACATCAGCTTGTTTAGCGCGTGCTATATAATTGCGACGGCGGCGCGGGCTGGTGTTGCTGTCTACCATGACCGCGTAAATCGGGATAGACGACGTGCCTTCCCACGTATTCCAGACCCAATCTTCCCATACGATCAGGTCGTGGCCCTGCGCTGCCAATCGGTCTTTATTGATCACTTGCCCGTCTATGGCAGGATAAAAGGCCCAATCTAGATCGGGAACGCCGTGAGACCACCATCCCAGCTTTAGCCGTGTTTCATCAAATCCCTTGGCACGACACACAACGGCAACACTGATCATACCGCGCCCCCCGGATGTAACACCGCCCAACTTTCGTCGCTGTCCAGCCGCCCTGGTAACATCCCCCGCCACCGTCGTGCCGTCAGCGGATAGTGCAAAATCGCTGCCCCGTCAGGTTGGTCATAGCGCGTAATGCAGTTGAACGTTTTTTCCAGCACCAAAATGCGGATCGGATTGGTATACAACACTCTATCCAGCGCTGCCTGGTCTCGTTTGCCGTAACGATTCCATTCGCGGTGCCACGCTCGAAAGAATTCCGCCGTTCGCTCAGAGCGTCGAAAGGCGAACACGCCACCGTTCAGTTGCAGGAATTCATCGGTGCCCACGATCTTAAACGTCTCGGCGCATTCATCGGCATTATCAGGCCGGGTCATTTCACGCCCCAATACGTACTGCGCTGGGTTGGTGCAGAAGACTGCCGAATAACCGTCCTCTAGAACCTGGAATAGAAACGAAATGTCGGACACGACTTCTGTATCTGCATCAAGACAAAGTACATATTCCCATTCCGCCGGAGCGAGGTCATAGATTTGGGTTTTGACGCTGCGTGCCCCAACATCCTCATCTTTGTTCTGGACAAACACATCTTCCCCTGCGTTGAGCGGGCGGTCACTGACCAGCGCCACGGGCACGCCGGGCATAAACTGCTTAAAGCTGGTGATCGCCCGCGCAGCGCACTCACGCGCCGGATCACCGTAGGCCACGTAAAACACCCCTGCGTGATCGGCCCACGGGGATCGTGGGGCAAGCAGCGGTTTGTCGTACAACAGTGACTCAAATGCCTGAACGGTGCTAGTTACCCAGGCGTCATGAGTATACCGCGCGGTCGCTGACCGTAGACTGTCAGGGTTGTAACCCCCTTCATCCAACCGGGACACGGCCACCTGAACCGCCGCGAGCAGCCCCTCGTAATTCCCCGCCTCATACCGGTGCACGTTTTCGAGATCGGGCAGTTCATCGAAGATGCCCACGCCACGCGGAATAACCACCGGAACCCCGCACGCCATCGCCTCAAGCGGCCCATAGCCGATCCCCTCAATCACGCTGGTGCACACATAGATATCTAATCCACGATAAAAAGCTGGCATCGCTGACCAGTGATGATGTTGTGACTCCACCGGCCACCCGCGACCGCTGGCAATCACCGAGACCTGCGGCATATCGTGTGCCAACCGTCTGATGAGGTCTTCGCCTTTGCGCCCGCCCGGATAGACATACCCCGATGTCCCTACAATCCGCCGTGCGTGGTCGTCCTTCTGCGCGCCCGTCGGCGGGGGAGCGAAGTGCTCACGGTCCAATGGCGGTGTGAGCAGATGCGTGAGGCCAAACGGCTCCAACTGCGCCTGATACAGTCGCGCGCTGGTCAACCGTAAATCGACCGCCTGCGCTGCTTGCTCCCAGGTTTGCTCTTTGTCTTCGCGTCCATTGTCGAGATGAGAAAACCAGGCCGCCGTGGGCGTAGCGTGGAAGTCGGGAAAACGCGCGTAATCGAGGTATGGGAAGAACAGGTTACAGTCAGCGCGCGGATCGGGGGAATCGGCCACCGAAAACGCGGGGTCCTGAGCCAACTCATACACGAGTCGCTGTAAAATGGTCCCATCCTGCTGCGCGCCTTCACGCGCGACGATGTTAATTCGCACGACGTATCGCTCCCCAGCGGTGCCCAATGACGGCCCCGCCATTCCACGGTTTGCCCAACAGCCACACCTTCACCGGACACTGATACAACGCCCGCAGGAGTGCCGCCTGATCCTGCCCCTGGTGCTCGTTCCATTCCTGTTCCCACGCTGCCCACAGCAGGCGCGTGCGCCGGTTCCTCTTCA